CCAGCGCCTCTACGGCGTCTGCATTAGCGGCTCAAGCCTCTGGATCTGCGGCTAACGCACAGGCATCAGAGGATGAAGCACAAGAGTGGGCCTCTAAAACCACAGGCACTGTTACAGGCGAGAGTGAATATTCTGCTAAAGAGTATGCCATAGGTACAGTTATCCGAGGCAATATTGGTTCAGCTAAAGACTGGGCAAGCTACACCGGCGGTACAGTAGATGGAACTAATTACTCAGCCAAATACTGGGCGACAGATGCTAATATAGGTACGATTGTTACCAACATCGGGGATCTCGTTAATGTAGCCAATGACCTTAGTTCAGGTAATTTCGTAGCCGGTCAGATATATGACTTCGGGGCCATTACAGACGCTGCCACAGGCACCAGCGGAGCGCCTAATGGCTTCATCGTCACTGTGGCTAACAATCTAGCAGACGTACAGACTGTATCTAATGGTATAACGAATGTTAATACGGTGGCTGGAATAAGCGCCAACGTCACTACAGTGGCTGGGGTAAGTAGCGCAGTATCAACATTGGCGGCTATAAGCTCAGATGTATCGGTAGTAGCCCCTATTACGGCAGATGTGACTACTGTAGCTGGTATCTCGTCCGACGTTACGGCAGTGGCAAATAACAATGCGAACATCAATACAGTGGTCGGCCAGATCACACCTAACAACAACATTAGTACGTTGGCTTCTATTGCTGGAAATATTTCCACAGTTGCGTCAGTAAGTGTTGACGTTACTACTGTAGCTGGTATATCATCTAACGTAACCGCAGTAGCGAATAATAACGCTAATGTCACCTCAGTAGCAAACATCGATAGTGACGTAACCGCAGTGGCGGGTATTGCAAGTGATGTAACTACAGCGGCTACTAACGTCACCGATATCACAAACTTCGCTGATGTATACCAAGGGCCAAAGTCCTCTGCACCCACACAGCGTAACAACAATAGTTCTCTATTAGCCGGTGACCTGTACTTCGACACTACTTCAGGTTTCATGAGGTACTACAGCGGAAGTTCTTGGGCCAACATTACCGCACCTACCGGGGATATGGGTAACCAGAACTCCACTAGCGTGGCGATCACAGGCGGCTCTATCACAGGTATCACAGACCTAGAGATTGCAGACGGCGGTACTGGGGCTTCTAGCGCACCGGCGGCTCGTACAAACCTCGGACTGGATACTATGGCTACACAGGCCGCAAACAATGTCGCCATCACAGGCGGAACAATATCAGTCGATTTTGACTTCGGGAGTATTTAAACAATGGCAAACGCACTTCAGCTACGCCGTGGCACCACCACTCAGCACAATTCCTTCACGGGTCTAGCTGGCGAAGTCACGGTTGATACAGACAAAGAAACAGTAGTCGTACACGACGGATCTACGGCTGGGGGTTTTCCTCTTGCCCGGGCCTCTGACCTAACTAACTTCGACGCAGATACCCTAGACGGCAAGCAACTTGCTACCATCGAAAGTGAGTATCAGGCATTCGCAAACACAGCGGCAGCTAACGTAGTAGACAGCGCACCGGGTACACTGGACACGCTGAATGAACTAGCAGCGGCCTTAGGTGATGATGCTAACTTCAGCACCACAGTCACGAACAGCATTGCTACTAAGATGCCTCTGGCGGGTGGTACGTTTACTGGCAATGTTAACTTCGGCGACAACGACAAGGCTGTGTTCGGTGCAAATGATGATCTTGAGATATTGCATGACGGAAATTCTGTAATCAGAACCACTGTCAGTTCCGCTGGTGACCTTTATATACAGTCGCAAAAAACAGGACAAGACTTATACCTACAAAGTGCTGATGACGTTTATATTAGACCGCAGAACGGTGAAAACGGTATCAAAGTAATTGGTGATGGGGCAGTTGAGCTTTACCACAACAACTCAAATATATTCACCACCACCACCAGCGGCATCACAGTAAATTCAAACTTAGACCTTTCTTCTTCTGGGTCTGATGCAATTATTAGCAACGATGGTGGTCCAGTTTATATACAGTCGAACAGTTCTATCAGGTTTACGGATATTGGTAATAATGAGAACTTTGCCGTCTTTTATGATGATGGCGCAGTAGAGCTTTACTTTAATGGCTCCAATGTCTTCCAGACCACAGCCACAGGGATCAACGTAACAGGCACAGCGGTCACTGACGGCGTTACTGTAGACGGTACGCTGGACATTGAGGAAGTGTTTGAGAAGGTTACGACGGCAACGTCTACGACTGGTACGATTTCTTATTCAACTGTTGAACAGGGCATTGCATATTTTACCGCTAACCAGACGGCAAACCGTACTATTAACTTTACCAACGTAAACTCAAACCTTGCGGTTGGTCAGTCGGTTACTTGTAGCGTATTGATGGCCCAAGGCTCAACGGCCTACTACCTCAACGGTTACCAAGTAGACGGAACTACAGTCACGCCAAAGTGGTCAGGCGGCTCCACTCCTACTGGGGGCAACGCCTCTGGGATCGACGTATATACATTCACGATCATCAAGACGGCGGATGCTACTTTCACTGTGCTGGCTTCCCAGTCGCAATATGCTTAATTAGAGGAGAGACCTATGTCCTCTTTTTGGATGCCTAAGAAACAACCTTTATATGCTCCCATGCTTGCTACCTTCGGCGGAGGTTCCGTCCGTGGCTTTAATCCCGGTGGTGGTGGTGTTGTTGAAATTCCCTTATCCGCCACTCACATTCTTGGGGCGCAAACTTACACAGGATATGGGGGATCACACCGAGTTACTTTAATTGGTGGTGGTGGTGCCTCTGGCATTGTTGATGACTCTGTTCTGTCGGGATTTGGGGGTCGTGGGGGTCTAGTTATATTTGATGTGATGCTTTCCCAAGGGGACACAATAAGTGTGTATGTTGGTGGGAAAGGTAGTACGCCAGCCAGCTCGAATGTAGGTGGTACTGGTGGCGCTGGAGGCCCATCAGGTAATATAACCGGCGGTAGTGGTGCCGCAGGAGATGGTGGTGACTATGGCGGCGGCGGCGGCGGTGGGATGTCTACGTTTTATTTAAACGGGTCTCCTATTGCTATTGCAGGTGGCGGAGGTGGCGCTGGCGGCGGAGACCAAAACACAGACCAAAACATGAAGTATGGGGATCAGGCTTCCGGGGAGAGTGACGGTTATACCGGCGCTGCATTTGGTGGAGACGCTGGCGAAAACGGTGAACATGGACAATCAAACAGTGCTAGTGATATTTATATCGCTTGGGGCGGTGGAAAAGGTACATCCAATAGCCACGGCGCACCTATAGACTTATATTCCGCTTCTTTCACTTATAGTGGCACCGTCGGTAATGGTAATTATGGTAATTCAGGAAGCAGTGGGGGCGGGGGAAATGGCGGTGCGCCCAACGCAGGGAACGCCGGAGGCGGCGGAGGTGGCGGATCGGGCTACTGGAGTGGTGCAGGTGGCCAAGGAGCACAATCGGGACGTACCCCATCTTATGGTGGTGGAGGCGGCGGTGGCTCAAATTATCTGTCGGGTTCAGTTTTATCTACGGTCTTTAACGGGTATCATAATGGTTACCTCGGTACTTATGGTCTAGGCGGCGGTTGGGATGTGACTGCTTATGCAAACTCAGCCAATACTGCTGGATCGGGTACATCTCCAAAATATACCGCAGATAATCAGGCTATCCCGACGAATGGACGGGATGGATACTTTAAGATAGAGCCTAACTTTTGATGACAACTATAACCTTTAAGTCTACACCAGAGATGGTAGCAGCCTACCCACACCCTAAACCTGCAAAAAAGATAGTCCCAGAGTGGTATAAAGAAATGCCACAGGTGATACCGGAATATAAGAGGTGCCACGAAATCGAAGAAGGGCACGATTATAACATCAAACCAAATGGAGAATTCGATTTCATATTAGGCATGAAGGCGTGTCCTCCAATAAGAGACCTACTTACAAGTGGCTACATTATTCCTTTATGGACTACAATGTACCTTTCTAGAGACTCTGAAAACCACACCATATACTACGCTTGGCCAGACCGGGCTTTAGAAGTATTAGGTGAGCATAATCTAAGTCAAACCGAAGGCTGCCCTTTTCAGGCAGAATTTGAGTCTACAGGCGCAAATAAATTCATGTGTCCGTGGAACGTATATACCCCGAAGGGCTACAGCACTCTCTTCATGCCAGTGTATTATGAAGGCCAGCCCTTTGAGATTTTACCTGCTATTGTAGATACTGATGTAATGCACGAGGTGAATTTCCCTTTTAGATACAGAGGCGAGGATGGGAAGCATAAAATAGACCGAGGGTCACCTTTAGTACACGCTATACCCTTCCGTCGGGAAGAATATAAGCATTCCATTGAGGAGCTGAAATCTAACGAGTTGAAAATACAGCGTATGAAGATATTTTCCTACGGCTCTCGTTTCTATCAGAAGATCAAGGCCAAGAAGATTTTTCGCTAAGTGAAGTCCTCCCTCCTAACCCCGCCCCAAGTCCTCAAACTCTGGCCTCTACTTGAACCCAAGATAGACGCCGCCCTTCACCACTCAATTGGTGAATATGATACTTTCTCAATCTGCCTCATGGCCCTGTCTGAACAGGCACACATCTGGCTAACCCGAGACGAAGACGGTCAAGTGATAACCGTGATAGTCACTAGGTTCACCTCCAGCGCACACAGCAAGTCTCTGCTTATTATGACCTGCGCTGGGCAAGTCCCTGACTGGGACACTTGGACCGCTCATCATACAACACTCGAAGAATTCGCAAAGAAGAACGGGTGCAATTCAATGCAAGTGTGGGGCCGTCGAGGCTGGGAACGAAGGCTTCGTCATCTAGAGAGCAACAAAGGTAAGCCCTACCAGCTTCTCTACCACGTTTATAATATGGAGATCTAATATGAGAAACCTATTCTCAACAATGTTCGGCCCCGGGCGGTACCTCAACCCTCGTGCTTCTGGGATGATTGTGTTTGGCGGTGGTGGTTCTAAAGGCCCGTCTTTGGCTGAAATTAAGACCGCTGTTAAAGAATACGCTGACCCCGAGTTCAAAGACGTATTTGATAACCAAGACGACATCAGTGGCGACATCACTGATATGAACTACGACATGAATACTGGTTACGCAAACCTCGATAATGCCATCGACGACGTGTATACAGGCATGACAACTGGCTTTGGCAACCAAGAGACAAACTTCGGCAATCTGTCTGAAGAAGTTGAAGGTGTAGGTGACCAAGTAACTGACGGGTTTAGTGACCAACAAGATTACATGGACGACGCCTTCGATGGACAACAAGACTTCATCACGGATGAGTTTGGTGACCAGCAAGAATACATCGGCGGTGAATTTGAGCAACAAGGCGAAAACATCACTGAGGGCTTCGAAGATACCCAAGGGGATATCGCCGGATCTCGCCAAGACATTCTAGACCAGCTCGGAATTAATAAGACAGACCTAGAAGGGTTCCTGTCTGACAAATTTGGCAGCATCTCTGACATGACAGGTGGTCGTTTCGACAACGTAGACACCCTTCTAGGCACACTACAGACTGGGCAGACCTCTGGCTTTGGTGACCTGACCAAGAATATGACAGATGGCCAAAGTGGCATTCAATCCGCCGTAGACGGTATGAGCGGAAACCTCGACACCTACTACGGTGACCTGTCACAGGGTCAGCAAGATATGTCTGGTACCTTAGGAGGCCTAACCTCCGACTTCTCAACCTTTACCGATCAGTATGGCGACGACACCACGCTGGCAAACCGTGCCCGTAATGATCTACAGACAGGTCTACAGAACGCCGTATCCGGTATTCAGGGTAGCGTGGCAGAAAGTGCCGAGGCCACTACGGACCAGATCCAAGCAGCCGCAGAAGATAACACACGGGCCACAGAAGATGCAGCATCCCAGTTAGATACTAACTTTGCTGACGTAGCTCGGTCTTTGACTATGGGCGTAGAGGCTTCCACCTCAGAGGGCCAAGCAGCACAAGACGAATACCTCAACAAGCTGAATGACGTGCGCAGCCTCGTAACGAATCAAGGCGATCAGTTAGACGCCAGTGTCCGTGATAGCTACACCAACCTAGCTAATTCGTTTGATACTCAGGGCCGCCTTATTGCCAACAGCGTAAATGCCCAAGGTCAGGAAACAAAACGAGCCATCGACAAGAATGGTAATCTAATGATCTCACAATTTGATCAACAGGGATCTCGTATTAGCCAGTTTGGCTACGACATGAACCAGATGTTTAGTACGCTGGATAGCATCCAGAACAGTACCATTTCACGCACTGGTATGATGTCACCGGCTACTCAGCCGTATGCTTCTACTCGAGGATAAGTTATGATCCCTGATAATATCAGCGAGGCGGGTGTTCGCCTCGTTAAAAAGTTCGAAGGACTACACAAGGAAGGTAAGGATGGTCTAATCCATTCGTATCGCTGCCCCGCCGGAAAGTACACAATTGGGTGGGGTTCCTGCAAAGGCGTCCGCTCTGGTATGCGTATTACCGTAGAGGAAGCCGAGGCTCGTCTCGTCACTGATCTAGAAGATCACGCAAAGGCGATCCACCGCTATGTAGAAGTCCCTCTCAGCCAAAACCAGTATGATGCTCTGACCTCGTTTATTTTCAACGTCGGTGCAGCCAACTTCAAGTCCAGCACCCTCCTTAAAAAGTTAAACAAGGGTGAATACCACGACGTACCTAACCAGCTAATGCGCTGGAATAAGGCTCGGGTAGACGGCAAGCTAACCCCTCTGCGTGGCCTCACACGC